TGGATAATTGTGTGATTTTGTAAACCAGGACCCGAGTATGTTTCTGTGAACTGAAACGCTGCTCCTGGTGTCGTTTGTGTGAACGTTGGTTTGCTTGTTACGCCTGTCCATGATGATGTCACGCCATTAATAGTTACATTGTTACTACCTGTCCCTGGGGACAAGCTACCACTTGCGGTTATTCCTGAACCAGTTGCGGAATACTGATAACCAGTTGAATAGTCCATCGAATTGATGGTCTCGGTCACCTTTGAGGTGGTCTCCGTGTGGCTCGTCATTGAGCCCTGTGTGAAGTTCGGGACCACGGGGACCGCCTGGGCAGGAGCAAGTATGGCACTTACACCCACCACAGACAGAGCAGACCAGAGTATTGTCTTTCCAAAAGTCATCATGACCCCCTTCAGTCAATTACAGTGATCTCCGAAACGTATTGTCCTGTAGCAGATGTGCCTGCTCCACCAGCCGTTACGGTGAGAACACCAGCACTGGTCACTGTACCTGCTAGATCGCCAGCAGATCCAGCTGCGTAAGAAGTAACCGAACCGAAGTTAGGAACCGCACCTACAGATGCAGCACTGGTAGGCAGTGCATCAGCCTGTGTGTAAGACTGACTGAAACTAAATGCTGCACCAGCAGTGTCCTGTGTAGCAGCAATAGTGCCAGGGTTATATACACCAGACGTGATAGTGCCAGCAGAAACCGTACCTGCTGTTGATCCGTCGGTAGTATCAATATTTGAACCACTGATACTGAACGAGGATCCGAGCCTCGTAGCGGTTGAACGAGCAGCGTCCACATTAAGTTGCACACTTGCAGAATGCTTCGTAACCAGTCCGCCTGCATTTGCTGCACCAGCGGTCACCAGAATCATGACGACAGGGATGAGTTTTTTCATTCTTGCCATAAGATACCATCTTCAGCTATTTAGCAAAAAGAACATATGTCCAAGATGTTACTGTTAACCGAACCTGTATTTTTTAATGTTTCCTTCTAAATACTACGGTTGCCTTCGGGGACCACACAATCAAACTCGCTTATTAAAGGAGCATAACAATGACTGGACTGAGGAAACTCACCACGAAAGATCTTAATGCCGTGGTAGATGCAGCAGAAAGATACAGCGTCGGACTAGATGACATTTTTTACAGACTACATTCCTATGGAATGGGATCAGTCAACGAAGCGTATCCCCCTTACAATCTCGTAAAGGAATCGGAGGTTAAGTGGAGGATCGAAATGGCACTTGCTGGTTGGGACAAGGACGAATTTGAGGTAAGTACAGAATCAAATGTCCTCCTAATCAGATCTAAGTCAGCAAAGGCTAAAGGGGAAGAAGAGT